ATGCTAGCCAGTAAGCAGCGACTCATCATGATGGCTTTTGAAACAGAAGAGCATTTCATGGATGATGATTTTGCTGAAGACCTAAGCAAAATAGAAATTGATGATTTAAAGGGACTTAATGAGGCCCTTGAAGGACTCGGGACAAATAGATGTTCAGGGTTTCAGATTGATTTTGAAGAGCAGACTTTCACTTTCAAACTTTCCAGTTCGGATTTAAAGCAAGAGAGAATCAAAGCTTTTCAGGACTTGTGTGTCCTCATAGCAAGATATGCTAAAACCTTAAATCGCGCATCCTTCAAACAGGCCCAAGATGATAATCCAAAGTACGCACTAAGAACTTGGCTTATTCGAATTGGGATGAATGGACCAGAGTATAAGGAAAGCAGAAAGACCCTTTTAAAACATTTAAGGGGAAGTGGCGCTTTTAGAAAGGTTGGTGGAAGCAATGAAGCCTAAATGTAGACTTATTGGTGAAGACGGGAATATCTTTAATCTTATGGGGATTGTATCAAGAACCCTTAAAGAAGCCGGAGAAGCTGAAAAGGCAAATGAAATGATTAGAAGGATTACAAAAGGCGCAAAGAGTTATGATGAGGCACTGGCCATTTTGATGGAATATGTAGATGCGGAGTAGGAGGTGCAAGAGATGGATCGATTTTTTAGTCAAAAACATTGTGACCGATGTGGTGGTGGTTTAGAGGGTGGACGGACCATGTCCATGTTTAACAACCAGTGCATCTGTATGAGCTGTAAAGAGAAGGAAACAAAGGACCCGGAATATAACAAAGCAGTTAAAGCAGACCACGATGAAATCAGAAAAGGAAATTACAACTTTAAAGGCATTCGAGGGAAATAAACGTGCTGCATAAAAACAGGCTTGATTTATGCAGATAAGAAAAATATTATGCAGTAACAATAATGAGTGATAGGGACTTTCAAATGAAGGTTCCTTTTTCTTTGCAATAAATGAAGGAGGTGAAAGTTATGGCTGGTAGAGGAAGACCACCAAAACCCACAGCAGTCAAAGAACTGGAAGGCAATCCAGGGAAACGACCACTGAATAAAAATGAACCAAAACCAGAAAAGAAAGCACCAAAATGCCCGTCATGGCTGGAACCGGATGCTAAGAAAGAATGGAGACGCTTATCCAAAGAACTAGAAACTATGGGACTTTTAACGAGAGTCGATATGGCTGCCTTTGCTGGATACTGTCAGGCCTATGCTAGGTGGAAGGAAGCAGAAGAATTTATTTCAAAGCATGGATCCATACTTAAAACGAATTCCGGATATATTCAGCAGATTCCGCAAGTGTCTATCGCCCAGCAGAATCTTAAACAGATGCGTAACTTCTGTTCTGAACTAGGACTGAGTCCCTCAGCAAGAAGTAGACTGAACATCAATAATTCTGGTTCGACCATTGAAGGGGACGCTATGGAAAGTTTACTGTTAAATGTTCCAAAGGCAGAAGATATCTTAAATAGCAAAGACGATTAAAAGGAGGGAGGTCATATGCCATTTAGTGAAGCCCATGCAAATCACGCTATAAATTTTATCGAACAACTAAAGCTGACTAAAGGCAGATGGGCCGGTCAGCCTTTTAAATTACTACCTTGGGAGAAGGATCTGGTTAAGAAGCTATTTGGAACATTAAGAGAAGACGGGACAAGACAATACCGAACAGCTTATGTAGAGATCGGCAAGAAGAACGGTAAAGCTTTAGCTATCGACACACCTATACCAACTCTAGCTGGGTGGTCGACCATGGAAGACTTAGAGATTGGAGATGTAGTTTTCGATGAGAACGGAAAACCGTGTAAGGTAGTAAGATGCACGGAAGTAATGTATGACCGTCCTTGTTATGAAGTGACATTTTCAGATGGAGAGAGCATTATTGCGGATGCAGAACACTTATGGCAGGTAGATGAATACAAACCTCATAAAAGCCCCTCTTGTGAAACAAGAATACTCAGTACCGAGATGATGAAAGATCATATCAAATTCAAGAATGGCTGTTATCATTACCGGATTCCAGTGCAAAAGGCGCTAGAAATAGAGGAAAAGGAACTACTCATACCACCCTATATGCTCGGTGTATGGCTTGCAGATGGTAACAATTATAATGCGAGTTTCACCTGCAATATTAACGATTTTGATATCACAGAGAAGCTGAAACGCTTAGGTGTGGAACTTCGAGAATGGAAATCAACAAATACGGGTAGCGTCCATTTAGCCTTTGGAAATGGAGATAGAAGCCAAGCTGCGAGAGACGTTTCGTGGCAATCCAAGATGAGAAAGATGAAACTCTTTTGCAATAAGCACATTCCCATGGAGTACTTGAGAGCGTCTTTTGAACAGAGGTTAGAATTACTAAAAGGCCTTATGGACTGTGATGGATATATTTCAAAGGCTGGAGAATGTGAATATGTAACTGTAAGCGAGAGACTGGCGGAAGATGTGGCAGAACTTATTAGAGGTTTAGGGTTCAAATGTTCAATATCAGAAGGAAGAGCAAAATTATACGGAAAAGACTGTGGAGCAAAATACAGAATTCTTTTTTTTTCATTCAGGAGCGATCCTGTTTTTTCTTTGCAGAGAAAGAATGAGAGACTTAAGGAAACTCCTGACAAGCCTACGAAGAATGCTTTTAGATCCATCGTAGATATAAGAAAAGTTAAATCAGTACCAGTAAAATGTATCGAGGTGGATAGCCCATCTCGGCTATATCTAGCTGGGAAAGCTATGGTTCCCACGCATAATAGTGAACTCGGCGCAGCCATTGCTCTTTACATGCTTCTCGCTGATGGCGAACCAAATGCAGAAGTGTATGTGGCTGCTTGTGACAGACAGCAAGCCAGCATTATTTTTAATACCAGTATGAACTTTGTAGAGGGGAATCCGACGCTATCGAAAGTAACCAATTTGGTAAGGTCAACGAAGCGAATTGTTTATCCAAAGACAGGTAGTTTCTATCAGGTATTAAGTTCTGATGTTAAATCAAAGTCCGGGATCAATGCTTCCTGCGTTATCCTTGATGAGATTTGGACCTATCCCAATCCAGACCTTGCTAAAATGCTGACTACCGGTTCAGGGGATGCTAGAGCGCAGCCTCTCTTTTTATACCTGACGACTGCTGGGAATAAGCTTTCTGGTTATGGATGGGAGATGCACCAAAAGGCAAAAGACATACTAGATGGAAGGCGCATTGACCCAACGTTTTTATCCATTATTTATGGACTGGATGATGATGCAGATACCAACGATGAAAAGAACTGGTATAAAGCCAATCCAAGCCTTGGCCATACCATTACAATAGAAAGAGTTAGAGAACACTATAGGAGTGTGAAAGATGATCCGGCAGACTTTGCGCTCTTTAAACAGCTGAGACTAAATATGTGGTTAAAGCAGGAAATCAAATGGATGCCTATGGACAAATGGGATTTTTGCAACTACCCGGTGGACCCTGATGAATTAAAAGGTCGTGTGTGTTATGGAGGTCTTGACCTATCGTCTACCAGTGATATTACAGCCTTTGTGTTGGTATTCCCGCCGGAAGAAGAGGATAAGTTTCAGGTGCTGCCTTACTTTTGGCTGCCGGAAGAAACCCTCCATCAAAGAGTAAGAAAAGATAAAGTGCCTTATGATATTTGGCACAGACAGGGGCTGCTTAATCTTACTGAAGGAAACGTGGTTCATTATGGATTTATTGAGAAGTTTATCGAAAAGCTGGGAGAAAAGTACAATATAAGAGAGATTGTCTATGACCGCTGGGGTGCCACACAGATGAGCCAGAACCTAGAGGGGATGGGCTTTACCGTAGTTCCTTTTGGTCAAGGATTTAAAGATATGTCTCCACCGACAAAAGATCTCATGCGGCTTATTTTAAGCAAGCAGATTGCTCATGGTGGTCATCCGGTTCTTCGGTGGATGGCGGATAACATTGTGGTGAGAACAGACCCTGCTGGAAATATCAAAGTGGATAAAGAAAAATCATCTGAAAAAATTGATGGTATTGTAGCCCTTATTATGGGACTTGCCAGAGCAACAGTCAATCCACCAGATGATGATGGATCTATATATGATGAACGAGACATGATTATCTTGGGATAGAAGGGGGTGAAATAGACATATGGCGAACTTTTTTAAACGGTTATTTAAGGCGAGAGGACAGCCCACAGATAGTGTTAGCAGCGCTCCCGCTTTTTATATGGGGCAAAGTGTATCAGGAAAAATTGTGAATGAAAGAAGCTCTATGCAGACTACAGCAGTTTTTGCTTGTGTGAGAATCATTGCAGAGACTGTGGCATCTTTACCCCTTCATACTTATCAGTACAAAGGGGATGGAAAGGAAAAGATGTATACCCATCCCCTTTACAGGCTGCTTCATGACGAGCCTAACCCGGAGATGACATCTTTCACTCTAAGAGAAACGATGATGACTCATATATTGCTTTGGGGAAATGCCTACTGCCAGATCATACGAAACGGGAGAGGCGAAGTGGTGCATCTTTATCCCCTTCTACCGGATAAGATGACAGTGGACAGGGACAGCAAAGGAAATCTCTACTACGCATACCGAAAAGACAGTACTATTCATTATCTTGGACCGGAAGATGTGCTTCATGTGCCCGGGCTTGGATTTGATGGTGTGATGGGTTATTCTCCAGTGGCCCTTGCAAAAAATGCAATCGGTCTTAACATTGCAGCTGAAGAATATGGCGGTAGATTTTTTGCCAATAATGCAACACCCAGTGGCATTTTATCAACGGCTGGAACCATTAAAGATCCTACGAAAGTAAGAGATGCTTGGCAGGCAGCCTATGGTGGAATTAATAATAGCAACAAGGTGGCGGTTTTAGAAGATGG